TTTATTCGTACGGTGCCGGTCTTGCCGAGAGACGATAAGAACACAGAAGATTGCAACACCGAGGCTGAGGATCACGTAGCGGATGAGGTACGTTATCGCCTGTACAGTAGGACCGGCAAGATGGTTAACAAGAAAATTCGAGGCAGATAATGGCTGACGAAGTCGAACGTCCGAAGGTTGAAACGACGCACCCATCCTACGATCGAATCTCACCGATCTGGAAGAAGGTGCGTGACGTCATCGAGGGCGAGCCTGCGGTGCTCGCCGCAGAGAATGTTCGCGATTACCTGCCGCCGCCCCCAGGCATGCAGCCTGGTCCCGAGCAGTCGATCAACGACAAGCTGACGAACCGGCTGCAGACCAGGTACGACTTCTACAAGACGTTTGCCGATTTTCCCGAGATCACCGCACCGATGATCCAGGGCATCATGGGCCTGGTCCATGAGAAGCCGCCGGAATACAACCTGCCGGAGAAGTTGAGTTACCTGGCGAAGAAGGCGACCGGTGACGGCGACTCGATCGAAGAGCTGTGGCAGCTCGTCACACAGGAGTTGTTCTACACAGGACGGATTGGACTCCTGGCCGACGTGAAGGGCGGACTCGGCCTGCAGGGAGCCCAGATGCACCTCTGCCAGTACACGGCGGAAACTATTCGCAACTGGAGACTTTCCGAGAAATGCGAAGGCGAAAAAGCACAGATGGTGGTGCTCGGCGAGCACGGCATGGCTCCGGACGAGCACGATGACTTCAAGCATGTTGAAGTCATGATGTATCGAGAGCTGCGACTCTTCGAGGACGAGTATTGGGTACGAGTCTGGAAGAAGATCAAGGATGGAAAAGTTGAAATCGTCATTACTCCGGAAACCACCACTGATGGCTGGATGCGACCAGAGATATTCGGGACGGCATTCGATCAAATTCCGCTGACCATTATCAACGCCACAGACATTGGATTTTCCTATGGACCTGTCCCAGCGTGGCCGATGGCGAAGAGAGCACTTGCCATCTTCCGAAAAAGTGCGGATGCAAATCGCTCGCTGTACATCAAAGGTGATCCGCAGGCATGGGTCACTGGTGTGGCGGAAGACGACATCCCCACCGAAATCGGAGGCAGCTCCATCTGGGGACTGCCAGACTCCGAAGCCAAGGTTGGATACCTCGACATCGACGGACAGGGAATCCCACTGCAGCTCAAAGCCATCGACTCAGAATACAGTCGATTTTACGGTGAGGCTGGACATCTACTTGAGTCTGCTTCGAAGGGGGCTGAAGCTGCCGAGGCACTGCGAATACGTCAGGGAATGAAGCAGGTCTCGGTGAAGGCGTTGGTCAAGAACGCAGGTGCCGGATTGCAGGAAGCCTTGCGTATGGTCGGACGTTTGTCCGGCATGTCTGACAGCGAAGTGGAAGAGATCACGTTCAACCCGAACGTTAACTTCACCGAAGGTCAGATGGGCTACCAGGAACTGTTGTTCCTGATGCAGGCGAAAGACCTGGCCATTCGCAACGGCGTGCCGCTGTCGAACGAGACGATTCACGCTCAGATGCGGAAACGTCAGCTCACACACCTGACGTACGAAGAAGAACTCAACGGCTCAACGTCGGACATCGACACGGCGTTCGGGCTGATTGGCCGATTGGCGGAGACCGAAGATGTCAGCAACAGCGATAGCGAAGGAGCTGGCGAAGCCGGGACCGGGACGTAACGTTCCGACACTGACTGTTCGTCAGCATCTCGAAAAGCAAATCTTCAGCAAGCCGCCTGAAACTCAGACGGAGAACCTGAACGAGTTGCAGGAGATGATTGCGTCCACCTTTTCGAATGACTCTGTGGCCGATGAGATGGCTCAGCGTATCGGGGGATTGGCGACGGCTCGCATTGCGGACCTGTCCACGATAGGGCAGGACGTTCCGGTAGACGGCCTGCTGACTCCCTGGTTCATGCGTAAGGCGTTCAGGCTGATCCTGAAAGGCTGCAGCCGAGTCGCTGTGGCTCGACAACTGGGAGTGGATTCCAACACGCATCGAGGCTGGCTGAAGCTCGGCCAGAAGATGCTGGAGAAGTACATCAAGAACGCTGACCTGGAAGTCACGGAACATCAGCTCAACTGCATGACGTACTACGAAGGCATGTTGACGGCGGAAGGGATCAACTCGAATGAGTTGACGACCATGATTCACGAGGCAGCGAAAGACGACTGGCGAGCCGCTGCTCATCTGCTGGCTCGACGTCATCCTGAGGAATGGGGTGCGAATCGCGAGAAAGTCTCGGTAGAGGTCTCTGGAGAAATCGAAGTCAAGCACACCGGCATCCTCGCCGTGGCTCCGGTAGCCCAGAGCATTGAGGAGTGGCGAGCCGGGCACGAGAAGATCATCGACGTTGAAGTTGAGAATCTGCCTGACCTGACGGAAGAACTCAAGAAGCAGGAAGAGAATGGCTGATTACGTCGAAGAAGGAAATTCGGAGTCGCGAGCAGACTTCCTGCAAGACCTGCTGATCGGTCACCAGCTAGGCATCCTGCGAGTCGCTAATGGAGCGACACGCAGCGTCGTCCGGCAGATGAACGAGAACGAAGACCGGTTCATTGCCAGGATCATTCTGGAGTTGGAAAGGATTGGTCTCATTACGGCGGCGAACTACGTCAGTCAGCAGCCGAAGGTCGAGCGAGTCATCAAAGAACTCTCCAGAGAAAGGATGCAGTCGTGGCAGGAATCGAAAAGCCTGATCAACAAGGAGATGGTGGCACTGGCGATCTGGGAAGCAACGTGGCAGCAGAATGCTGTGCGCCGGGTGCTGAGAGATTCTCCTGCGACACTTGCTCCCTTCCGGACTTTTTCATTTCCGGAATCGTCGGTGAAGACCTTGGTGAAGCGGACGCCTCTCCGGGGAAAGACGCTTGACGACTGGTTCGACCTGCTGGCAGCCAACGACACGGCACAGGTTGCCCAGGAAATTCGTCTGGGCTTACGAGACTCCCGTCCGATCACTGACATTGCAGAGAGCATTCGAGGTACTCCGAACAGCGACTTTTCAGACGGCATCTCGGCGAGGCTGCGTGACAAGGTCGACGGCGTCGTCAAGACGGCAGCCGTCGAAGTCACACAGTCCGTGCGTGAGAAGGTGTGGGTAAAGAACAAGAAACGCATCAGCGGTCTCGTCTGGTCGGCAGTGCTGGACGAAAAAACCAGTTCACGTTGTCGCGGGCTGGACGGCAGAGTCGCTCCGCTGTTCGGCATGGAAGACACCCTCGACCCTGGGCTTCCGCGACTGGAGCCGCCCACTTTACGACCCCCAATTCATTTTCGTTGCCGTTCTTTAGTGTCCGCAATAGTGGACGGCATCCTGCCCAGGCAGACCTCTTACGAGCAGTGGCTCACGAAACAACCTGCAGATGTTCAGAAGGACATCTTAGGGCCACGCAGGTTCCGATTACTGGAGACCGGGACGCTGGACTTCAGTAAGCTTTTTGATGGCCCTACCGGCAGACCCTTAACCCTTGCAGAGCTGCAGGTTAGGGAAGGTTTTGAGTAATCAAAAAAAATGAGTAATGGCCCTTGAGTTATTTGCTCAGCTCGTTCTATAGTAAATGACTGTGACGTGAAGTCTGTGACCGATCGTCGATTTTCCGCAGTCCCAGAAGGGGCTAACACCACGAACCCAGGAGGGTTGTGATGACGACTCTTTTCTCGATCTCGACGTGTAAATTTTCTCGAAAACTGACTCGACCTTTTGACGACGGCGACCCGCCGAAAGAGGACGACATTCAGGCAAAAATCGACGCTGCGGTTGAAGCAGCGACGGCTCCCCTGAAACAGAACCGAGACACCATTCTCGAAGAGAAACGGAAGGCTGCGGAAGACCTCAAGAAAGCGAACAGCATTCTTGGACAGTTGGGCGGCGAAGACGGGATCAAAAGTCTCATCGAGCTGCAGCAGAAGACGGCAGGCGACGAAACGCTGCAACGCATCCAGAAGGGTGAGTGGCAGGAAGTGTTCCAGGAGAAGAACCAGGAACTGATCAAGAGTTATGAAGGCAAGCTCAAAGAGCAGCAGGATGCTGTGGCAGCCGTCAAGGCTGCAGAGCAGGAAGCCAAAGACAAGTACGTCAAGAAGATGCGTGAAGTGGAAGTGCTGTCTGTGACAGCGTCTTCAGAGGGATTCCAGAAGGCGGCAACTCCGGACGTCATGTCTCGGGCCGAAGGAGTCTTCAATCACTTCAATGAGGAAACTGGACGTCAGGAAATTCGTGACAAGGACGGAGTCGTCAAGATCGGAAAGGACGGAGTCAGTCCTTACTCCGTGGAAGACTGGCTGGAAGCACAGAAAGAACCATGTGCTCACTGGTGGGCACCTTCGAAGAGTTCGAATGCCACTGGATCAAATTCCGGTGGACCGACTGGTGGCGTGGACACAAGCAAGATGAGCTTCGAAGAGTTCGAAGCGTATCGCCAAGCAGAGATTTCCAAAAAGAAGAAGCCTTATTGACGGTGGGGTGTTCGCCAACACTCTCACCTCATCTAAATCCTGATTAGGGGAGAGTTACCATGGCGAATACTATTCTGACGATTGACGACATTGCTCGTGAAGCACTGATGCTTCTGCGATCCACGCTCGTCGGCGTCAAGCTGTTCGATCGTCGCTACGAAGCGAACTTCACCGGCAACGAGATGATCGGCGATACGATTCGTATTCGCCGACGTGGCTCGGGAACGGTTCGGGAATTCACTTCCTCGATCACCGTTGACGACATCACTGAATCGAACGTCAACCTGGTGCTGGAAAAGCACTACGACTTGTCGTTCGCGGTCACCTCGAAGCAGTGGACCTTGGACCTGCAGAGTTTCAGTGAGCAGCTGCTCGCTCCGAACGTCCTGAAGATGGCCGAGCAGATCGACGCCTATGCGTTGACCAAGCTGAAGCATCTTCCGAACATCGGCGGAACCGGCGAAACCTCGTGGGATGGCAGCACTGCTGTTCTTCCCGGCGCGTTGCCAACGACCATCGGTCACCTGGCAGCTATCAACCGCAAGCTCGATGAGCAGAAGGTTCCGATGGCAGAACGTGTTCAGCTTGTGAGCCCGGCTTACAAGCAGGCTCTCTTGTCGATCGACAGCTTTGTCGAAGCTGACAAACGTGGTGACGGCGGTACGGCTCTGGAGCAGGCTCGTATGGGCCAGCTCATGAGTATGAGCCACTTCATGGACCAGAACGTCGACAGCTCGACGGTCCACACCTCAGGTACGATGGATACGGCTCTGACCTCTGCCGCTGTTGCTGTGGGTGCCACCAGCATCCCTTACGACACTGGCGATGAGGTTTCAGGAACCTTCAAGGAAGGCGACATTGTCTACATCGCTGGCTACGGAAACGTGGTTGTGGCGGCAGACAATACTGCCAGCTCAAGCGCTGGTACGCTGACCATCGTGGAGCCGATTCGAACGGCGATTGCCGACGCGACTGCAATGACGGTCTACGACGGCAGTGCCGGAACTCGAACGTTGCAAGGTGCTGCGTTCAATCCTCGTGCCTTCGCTTTCGCTGCGGTTCCTCTGGAAATCCCGCAGGAAGCTTCTGGTGCAGTGGTCACCTACGAAGACCTCAGCATCCGGCTGATCCGTGACTACAATATCACGACCAAGACATCGACGATCTCGATGGACTGCCTGGTCGGCGGTGTTCTTGTTGATGGCAACCTCGGATGTCAGATTGTTCGTGGAGAGTAATCTCCGCTGACTGAAAATTGATGCCGGGCAGGCAACCTCTGCCTGCCCGGCATATTTTTTTACTTTTCAATTCACACAGGAATTTAAGATGTCGAAAATCATCTTCATCAGCAACGGCCAAAAGACACTTCGCTGTAGCGAAGGTCAGCTGAAAGCGTTCACGTCTCAAACGGACGGAGAAGGCAAGCCGGTCTGGGTCATTGTCGATGATCCGAATCCTCCGATTTTGTCAGAGGCAGAAATCGCAATCAACGACCACACCAATCAGATTGCCATCACGCACATCGAATCAGGTAAAGAATCCTGGTGCGACAAGGGTCAGTTGGAAACAATGCTGTCCAGCGGCTGGAAGAAACGAGGAGCGGCGGCACCAGAGGCCAAAGAAGAGCCGGTCAAAGAAGAGCCGGTCAAAGAAGTCGTGAAGCAGGATGCAGAGAAGTTGGAAGAGGCTGCCACAACTCCCAACCCATGGGAAGTCCCCGGACCTGTCGCTGAACTTCGCAAGACGCTCGAAGAGCTTCCTCGCGACGAGGACAAGTACTGGAAGTCGAACGGCGAAGTCAACATCACTGGTCTGCGAGAAGTCGTTCCCAACGTCACTCGCAAGGAAGTGGACGAAGCCTTCCCTGGGCTTAACCGCACGGCGTAATCGCGAAGCAGTCAACGAAGTAATCAGCTTGGGAGAACGCCATGACAATGATCGTCGAAGATGGGACGGGTGTGGCAAATGCCAACTCCTACACCACCGTGGCGTTCGTCCAAGCCTACTTCGATGACCGAGGCGGCAATACCGCGTGGGATGCTCTGGCGACCGAGGCTGAGAAGGAATACATCCTGATCAAAGCGACGGACTACATCGAAAAACGGTTCAGTGAAAAGTGGATCGGCGACAAAAACGATAACACCAACGAGTTGTCCTGGCCCAGGTACAATGTCTACGACCGGCATCAGCGGCTGCTCTATTCGAATGTCGAGATTCCACCAGAGTTACAGAAGGCGGTTGGCGAGTACGCTGTGAGGGCCATCACTGCCGCGCTGATTGCTGATCCTTCAACACAAGGTCTCGAAGTTGAAGAAGTCGAAAAGAAAATTGGGCCGATCGAGAAGCGTGAGAAGTTCATGAAGAACGGAGGGCTGCGTCAGAAGTCCTCTCTGGTTCGCGACTCGGTCTTCAAAGAATACCCGGCAGCTGATCTGTTACTTGAAAAGTTTCTGGCACGTACCAGCTCCAAACGAATGACTAGAATTTAAGATTCCTGTGTGAGGGAGGCAGTCAGGCTGCTTCTTGGCTGTTGCTTGTCGGGCTGCCTCCTTTAAGAAAGCGTTCCATGGCCACGTTCGACTACACAGAATTCACTGAGCTGGTGAATGAGTTGGTCGACGAGTTTGGGCAGGAAGTATCCTTCCTGAAGATTCCTCGAACGGTCGTGGATAATGATGCTCCTCATCGAAAGCCTGCTGTAGAAGTATGGGACCTGGCAAATGCTCCGGCGGGACACTTCGTCACTGCCAACGCGGTATCCATCGGAGAGATACGCTCAACGGTTCAAGGGCAGTTTATTCAGCAGGCTCTGCAGGATTTGATTCAGACGCAGACGGATGGCTGGCTCACTAAAGGACCAGCGGCGTTAGGAGTCACGCTCGACGATTTTACTTCAGTTCAGCAGGGAGAAAAGACATGGGCCATTAAATCAGTCTACGGACCAAATCCTGGTGGAACAGTTCTGTTTTATTGGCTGGAGGTAGAAGCCTGATGCCTGCCTCTGAGTCACAAGCATACGACCAATCGGTGCTCCAGCTGCTGAGTGTCTGGGAACACGACCCTGAAGCAACCTGGACGCTGGACCATGTGGATGGAGACCTTGTCATTGACGGCGTCCCCATTCAATTTCCGAACAAAGTAGATGCGGTAGTTCGCGACCGCGAGTCGGCAACAGGAAACAACATCGCCCCCTGGGCTCAACTGCTATGGCAACCTGCTACCAGTCGTCAGACAAACGTAGGTCGCAACTCGGGAGCGAATCGATTCGAGCACACCGGAACACTGACATTGCAGATCAATGTGCCTGCTGGAGATGGGCTTTTTCTGGCAATGGCACTGGCTACAATGGCAGGCAAGGCGTTCAAAGGGACGAGTACTTCTGGCGGGGTCTTCTTCAAGAATCCTCGGACTCAAGTAATTGGTAAAATCAGAGGTGGTCTCGTATTTCGCGTGGACTTCCTTACCGAATTTCAATTTGACGAGGTGACCTGATGGCTGAACTACAAGCGATCTCCAGTAATAAAACACAGCTCAGCATCGCGGTCGAAGACTCGATCGGTGTTTTGCCAGGAACTCCTGTATGGACTCCTTACGAGCCGAACGGCTACGACGACGTCGGGGGTGATATTACCACGGCTCCACGTAAGCCGATCAAGTCTGACCGCATGGGCCGCAAAGGACCGGTGGTCGACGTTGAGGCCAAGGCTGGGTTCAACAGCGACCTGACCTACAGCAACATGTTTGCTCTGCTGGAAGGCTACCTGTACTCGGTTGCCCGGCGTAAGGCGGAGAAGATCAACGCCAACGACACCGAGATCACGGATGTGGATGCAGCCACCGAGACTTTCACGGTCGATGCCGATGGTGACGATTTCCTGGTCAACGACCTGGTACTTGCGTCGGGCTTCACTAATTCTGCGAATAATGCCTTGTTCACAGTTGCCAGCTCTACAACGACCACGGTGGTTGTCGATGAAGACGTAACTGTCGACGAGACTCCTCCGACTGACGCCAGCCTGGTTGTGGTCGGACACGAGTTCGCTTCTGGCGATGCCGAAATCCTGACAACGTCCGGATTTCCAACGCTGATTACGACCACCAAAGACCTAACAGAACTCGGCATTCTGCCGGGAGAGATGGTCTACATTGGTGGTGACCTGACCGCCGAACAATTCGCGACGGCAGCGAACAATGGCTATGCCCGCGTTCGATCGGTGGCTGCCAACGTCATGACCTTCGACAAGACGCAAGGCACGATGGTCACCGATGACGGCACCGGCAAAACAATCCGCATCTTCCTGGGGCGACTGCTCAAGAACGAGGTCGGATCACTGATCGTTCGCAAGACGTTTCAGGTCGAGCGCCAGCTCGGTGCTCCGAACGATTCCAGCCCAGGAGATGTGCAGGCCGAGTACATCACGGGTGCCGTCTGCAGTGAATTGGCTCTGAACATTCCTGAGGCCGAGAAGGTCACTGTCGACGCCGCGTTCATGGGTCTTGATCATGAGACGGTGACAGCAGGCAACATCAAGTCAGGCACTCGTCCTGCCTTGGTTGCTGAAGACGCCTTCAACTCTTCGTCGAGCGTGCCTCGCATCAAGATCAATGTGGTCTCTTCGACGGACAGTAATCCTGCGGCACTGTTTGCTCAGATCGGTGAGTTGACATTGACGATCAACAATAACCTGTCGCGCAACCTCGCGATTGGTACGACAGGTGCCTTTGAGATGTCGGAAGGTGACTTCGGAGTTCAGCTGGAACTCGAAGCCTTCTTTGCCAATGTTTCGGCATTGGCCTCGGTGCGATCCAACAGTGACCTGACGGTCGACTTCAGTTTGTACCACCAGAACACGGGAATCAGTTTCGACATCCCACTACTGGCTGGCTCAGGAGCACTGGCAAACGTTGAAGCAGATTCTCCGATCAAACTTCCACTGACCAGTGAAGGTGCCAACGGCATTGATGTCGCCAGCACTTTGAATCATATTCTGGCTGCCGTGTTCTTTGACTACCTGCCGACAGCCGCAGGCAGCTAATTGAACTTCGACGAGGACTTCGGGCTCGGTCCATTGTAGGGCCGGGCCTTTTTTATTGAGTGATGCACACAGGAGATTGAGATGGGATTGAACAGTAATTTCGGGACGGACCCTGCACGAGAGGCGGACGGAGCGTGGTTCGAACTGGACGAAGATACGAAGGTCAAGCTTCGTCGAGCAGGCGGCGGCAACAAAGAGTATGACAAACTGCATTCGAAGCTGCTGCAGCCCCACATGCGACGTCTACGCCTGGCACACGGCAATAGAATCCCGCCGGGACTGGAAGAGCCGTTGAAGGCGATTCAAAGAACCTGCTACGCACGAACGGTCGTTGCCGGGTGGCAGACAAAGGTGAACGAGCAGTGGTGCGACGGCATCGAGCCGTACACTCTGAATGACGAAGGTGCTCCTATAGCAACTCCGTATGAGGAAGCGAGTGAGCTGCTTCCGATCACTGAAAAGAATCTGACGAAGCTTCTGGAGGATTATCCGGAAGCCTTTACGACGATCATGGAGCTGTGCGGAGAAGCGGCAGCCTTCAAGGATGAGATGTTAGAAATCATGGAGGGAAACTCCTAGAAGTCCTGAAGTGGCAACTGGCGTATGGAAAGCATCGAGAAGTGATGCACATGAGGTATCAGGACAAAGATGAATCTGAGATACCTGCGGCCCTTCTCGATGAGCCTGAGCTGCTTCAAGGACTGAGCATTTACTACGACGCCTTCTGGGAAATTTTTCCTGACAGGCAACTAGGCATGAGCACTGGACCTATTCCATACTCTTCGATCATCACTTATTGCAAAGAATGGAATCTGGACGAAGAGATGTCTTATCTCATGCTGAAGCTCATTCGAAAAATGGACGGACTATTTTTGGAGTGGCAGGAAAAGCAGTCGAAGAAGAACCGTAAGATAAAAGGAAGTTCTAATGGCTAGTCCTGCAAGATTTAGAATTGAAATGATCGGCAGGGCAGAGGAGGTTGAAAAGTCCGTCAACCGAATTGTGGAGTTGGCCGGACGTGCCATCGCGAAGGAAGTCATCGCGACCACTCCGGTCGACACCAGCCAGGCACTCAGCAACTGGACCGGCTCCCTGGGCAGTCCCTCTACGGTGACTCGACTGCCGTATTCCCCTGGGGAATACGGCAGCACTGCGTCGGCTTCTGGGGCAGCCGCACAAGTGGCAGTGAACGCTGCTATCAAGGGCCGACGTACTGGACAGGATGTCTGGATCAGCAACAGTCTGCCCTACATCAATGATTTGAATGTCGGTAACATTAAGCCTCGAAGTGCTCCCCCTCCTGACAGAACTCCTTATCCGAGATTTGCCGAAAGAGCACTTCAGTTTGGCACGTTGGAAGTAATCAAGAACGCCAGAAAGATTTTCAAGTAATGGCCACCAACACACTGCACATCAGAGTTCGGTCTGACGGCACACGAGTCGTTGGCAGAGACCTTAATGCTCTAGGAGGAGCTGCTGGTAAACTTGGAGAAAAAGCCAACTTAGCTTCTCGTCAAATCTTTCTGCTGAGAAGAGCTGTTCAGACATTGTTTGCGGCGGCAGGTATTCGTGCCGCCCTTCGAATGGCTGAGAGCTTCACTGTGATGAACAATAAGATTCGCACAGTGATCAACTCGGAAAAAGAATTGACGGTAGTTCGAAAAAAGCTGCTGGCAGTATCCCGAGAGACCAGGACTTCTATGGAGTCCGTAGTTCAGCTTTACACGCGAACTACTCGAAACGCAAAAGGACTCGGCAAGACTCAAAATGATTTGCTCCGATTCACCAAGGCACTTTCCCAGGAAACCATTCTTTCAGGAGCCACGACGATTGAAGCGGAGAATGCTATTCGTCAATTGACGCAGGGCATGGGGGCGGCAGGACTGAAGGGTGAAGAGCTTCGTTCTGTACTTGAGCAGTTGCCGACCGTCGCTGAAATCATTGCTGACAGTCTGGGAGTTTCTATTGGAGAACTTAGAAAACTGGGAGAGCAAGGAGAGTTGACAGGAGAGGTTATTATCGATGCTTTCCTGAAGGCGGAAGATGCCATTGCGAACAGGTTCGCAGGCTCCTTGCCTACCCTGTCTCAGTCCTTCGTACGTCTTAAAGATGAACTCACAGAAGTGATTGGTGAGTTTGATCAAGCCAACGACATCACTCAGTCACTGAGTCGAACAATGCTGAATGTCGCGGAGAACGCAGGAAGTGTCCTTCACGATGCTCTCCGCCTGGCTGGAGGAGCCGCTCTATTCTTTGCAGCGTCTTTCGCAAAGACAGTTATTAAGACTGGCCCTTTAGGGGCACTGCTGCTGACATTGGCAGGCATTGACGCTGTTCTGAGAAGAATGACGGGAGGCAGCTTCAATTTAGGAAGTGCCTTTCATCTCTTGGCGAAAGGGCTGGGACAAGTTGCGGACTTCATGATGAGGATCGCAAACGCATTGGCGGACATCATCTCACATTTCATGCACTTCCAAGGAGCGGGAGGATTGGGAGGACTGTTCGACGACTACCTTGCAGGATTTGCCCTCAAAGAACCGGCGATCCAAAAGCAGCTGCAGGAGAGGGGCCGGATAAAGGGCTTGGAAGCGATTATGAATGACCCAGATACTCCGGAGACGTTGCGTAAGTCTGGACTGGAAATGCCTGAAGACAGGGAAGGTATGCAGAAGCTCATGTCTAATGGGCAGCTTCAAATGTGGAAACCAGGAGTAGGTGCTTTTGCGGCGGACGTGCGCACAAAGATCGGCCAATTGTACATAGAGGCGTACAACAAAGTCGAAAAAGATGCGAGACGAGGGGTTCTGGAAATGAACAAGAAGATGACGGGCCAGGATACTCTTGTCGGCGGCGGGCTTGAGATGGATCGCCGAGAAGAAGAAGCCTTGAACAGGAAGCTGAGCCTTCAGAAGGAAGTGAAAGGCGTACTGACTCAGATAGAGTCAATCTCAGAAAGATCAGGCACTAAAAATCTGGAAGTTCAGGCACAGATCGCTGAAAAGGTAGGAACGATAAATCAAGCCTTGGAAAGCATTAAGCCGGGAGAGGGTCTGAAGAATTACAAGTTGCTTCTGGAAGAGCTTCAGCCGTTGCTGGACAAACTTCAAAATGACAAAGCACTGGCAGAGCAGTCTGTTGCATTGCAGGGAGCAGTGACCTCTTCGATTATCAAACTGGACGAGATTAAGAAAAAGGCAGAGACCCTGCGAGCGGATGAAAAGACAGCCGCACTCAGCAAGGTGGATGAAGTTGCCACTGAAGCAGACACCATCCTGGTTGCTGCTGCGCAAAAGACGGCAGAAGCCTTGACCAATGCTTATGCAGGAGTGCTGCAGAGACTTAGTGCCATTGCTGCAGGTGCAGGTGCTGCTGCAAGGACAGAGTCAGACACTGTGACGATAGGTGCAGGTGGAGGAGACATTGGTCCAGGAGGCAGCAGCAGCTCAACGGATGAACTTCAGGGAACAGTAGACAAGTTAATTGAAGCCAAAACTAAAGTAGATGACTTCGGAAATGCAGGAGTCGCTCAATTTAAGCGAGTCGGGGAAGCCGCCAGGAGCTTTGGACAAACCGCTCAAGCAGCGGGCAATGAGATGGGACAGGCTTTCAACTCCATCTTCAGTAGTCTGGAAGACGCGCTCGTCGGCTTCGTTACAACCGGTAAGCTGGACTTCAAGTCGCTGATCAACAGCATCATCGCCGACCTTGCCCGCATGGTCGTGAGAATGCTGATCATCAAGCCTTTGATGGGGTTCTTCGGCGGATTCTTCGGCGGCATCTTCGGCTTCTCGGGCGGAGGTTCAGTAGGAGACGCCTTCGGCCTCCCTGGGTTCAGCGGCGGAGGATTCGTGCAGGACAATCCTGCAGTGCCTGCACGGTTCGCCACAGGCGGTCGAGTCCATGGTCCCGGCACAGGAGTCAGTGACTCAGTGAATGCGTTACTGTCTCGCGATGAGTTTGTGGTCAACGCTGCCGCGAGTCGTCCGAACATGGCTGGCCTGGAATATCTCAACCAGACTGGCCGGATGCCGGGCGGTGGCAATGTGACCTCAGTCGCGTATGCTCCGAACGTCAGCATTACGGTCGAAGGCAACAGCGACAATGCTGCAGGCAACGGAGCCCAGATCGCCAAAGACTTTGAGCAGCAGATGCGAGCCCAGTTCAATGAGTTCGTTGCTCAGGAGCAGCGTCCTGGCGGAGCGTTCAGCAAGACCAATGAGGATGTGATATGACATACCCAACCCATCCTGACATCCAGTTCACCCAGGATTCGGGGGGTGAGGAAGTCAATTACATGTTCAAAGAGATGCAGTTCGCGGGCTATCGCCAGCGAGCGATTGTCGGCACGAACAATCAACAGAGTGTATGGAACCTGAGCTGTACCGATCTCAGCCTGGCGACAATCAAGATACTGAACGACTTCCTAGATGAGCGGAACGGACTGCCGTTCTACTGGACGCCGCCTCGACACACGACACCTTTGTTGTTCACGACCGACAAGCGTGGGAGATCGTCAATGCGGGCCACTCACGAGACTGCCTCGGTCACCTACACGAGATGGTTTGGAGCAGATGACTCATGACACAGAATGCCAGTCTGCTTCGACGGCAGCAGTCGCTCACACCGGGCCGAGAAATTCAGCTCTTCACCTTGGACACGTCAGCCATTGAGAAGCTGGACGGCTCAGGCTACGGCAGCGTGTATCGATTCTGCTCAAGCTTCCGCGAGTCATCTCGAACGATCACGTTCAACTCATTGAGCTACACTCCGATCGCCATCGAAGCCACAGGCTTCGAGACCCTGGGCAAAGGGGTTCTGCCGTCGCCGAGACTGAAGATTGCCAACACGAATCTGGAAATGACGACCATCATGCAGGACTTGGGAGACCCGGTGGGTGCAAGGCTGACTCGGTTCCTGACGTTCGAGCCGTATCTGGATGACGGAGCTGAGCCTGATCCCGAAGCGATCTTCCTGCCTCAGATTTATCTGATTGATCGAAAGGTCAAAGAGACTCGGCAGATGGTCGAGTTCGAACTGTCGGCTTCGATGGACCAGGCAGGCCGCATGCTTCCCAAGCGACAGATTCTGAGAGATGCCTGCAGCCACATCTACCGACGCTGGGATGCCTCAGCGGTTCCACCTGCGTTTGATTACAGCAAAGCAACCTGCCCCTGGCAGGGAGATCAACAAGTCAGGGAGCCTGCAGATTTAGAGGCACCCTACTTCCTGAACGACGACACTGAGACCAACGACCCGTCCCTGGACAGCTGCGGCAAGAGGTTACGATCCTGCGAAGTAAGGCATGCTCCGGAAGATGGTCCGATAAGACTTGATCTTCCGACGCGAGCATTTCCCGGAGTCGCCCGCATTAAGGCCAGGAGATGAGATGTTCGACGCACAGGTCACTGCAGATGCCAAGGCTCATGCCTTGGAAGAATTTCCGTGTGAATCCGTAGGGGCAGTCTACGACGGTAAATACATTCCACTGGAAAACACAGCTCCCGATCCAGAGTCGTCTTTTCGTCTGAAGAGTTACCCGGAAGACGCTGAAGCGATCATTCACAGCCACACCCGGACACCTTCTCTGGCTCCCAGCGAAGACGACATGCGAAGCCAGCAGGCCGATGATCCCAAGCGACTGTGGGGCATCCTGAGCTGCAACGGCAGAACCTGCAAAGGCATTGAGTGGTTCGGGGATGCTGCTCCGATCGCTCCGTACGTGGGACGCACCTTCCTCAGCGGACATCGTGACTGCTGGTGTCTGATTCGAGACATTTATCGAGCCGAGCTTGGCATCACAACTCTCCCCAACCTGCCCCGTGATGACAACTGGTTTCGAGGCAAGAATCCCAAAGACCTGCTGTCCCGACAGAACATTGAGGAGGCAGGATTCGAAAGAATCAGTAGCAACGAACTGCGACCCTGGGACATCGTTTTGGGAACGATCGGATCGAAAGTAACAAACCACTGTGGGATTTACCTTGGAGGAGATATCATCCTTCATCACACAGAAGACTGTCTCTCGACCAGAGTCATTCTGAATCCTTGGCTCAAACGTATCAGATATTTCCTGCGACACGTCAAACTGAAAGACAAGACCCTCGAAGAGTTGCCTGATCCGAAAGAGGTGATGAGATGAAAACGATCCACCTGTATGGATTTCTGGCAGACAAGTTCGAGCCAAAGTACATGCTCGACGTCCAGACTCCGGCGGAAGCAATCCGACTCCTGGAAGCCAACTATCCTGGGCAATTCGCGAATGCGATGAAAGATAAATGGTGGAGGATTTCTCGAAGGGCAACTGGACCCTGCATGAATGAATGCGAACTGCACATGCCGACTGCGGCGAAAGAATTTCATATTGAGCCGATAACTCAGGGCGGATTCAAAGCCATCTTCGGGCTGTTCTTAGGAGGCACGGGGCTTGGTTCTATTTTTACCCCTCTTGGTCTTCCTGTTCTTGGGGGCGGGGGAGCAGGAGTCCTTGGGTTTGGCGGTGCGTTGGGAGGCTTTGGTAAGATTGCCATTGGCCTGGCTTTACTTGGAGTGCTTGCTCTTATCTCTGGAGCACTTTCTCCAAAAGAGGAAGAGAAGACGGAAGAAGACGAAAAATCTTCCTTCCTGTTCAACGGTCCTGTGAATCAGAGTTCTCAGGGCGGACCTGTGCCTGTGGTTTACGGTCGAGTCATCGTAGGCTCCACGGTCATCAGTGGCGGCATCAAAGTAGAAGATTTTCAGGCATGACTGAACCTACTCAGCTGATACTCACAGGCTCCGGCAAAAGCGGAAAGAAGCAGCGTGCGCCGATCGATCATGCGGCGACATTGTTCTCTCGCGCCACGGCTCAGATTCTGGACCTGCTCTGTGAAGGGGAGATCAACGGACTGGTCGACGGTTCCAAGTCCATCTTCTTTGATGAGGTGAGAGTTCAGAACGATGACAACTCCTTCAACTTTGAAGGTGTTGTCATCGAAGAGAAAGTGGGCACGCCGACACAGGCTGCTGCGAAAGGCTTCGACCAGGTTGAATCGACAGTCGCAATCAACCAGGAAGTCACGGACATCTCGTCTCCGCAATTCACGATTACTGAGACCAGCATTGATGCGATTCGAGTCATCCTTCAACTGCCTTCCCTGATGACGCAGAACACAGAGAACGGTGACCTGAATCCTCACACAGTCGGCATCAAGATCGAGGTCTCCGAGAATCACGCAGGCGGAGCCTTTACGGAAGTCTTGACGGACGAGATTACCGGTAAGACAAAGTCAGCCTACCAGCGAGCCTATCGAATCGATCTGAGCAGCTACACGACCGACGCTCCCAGTGACTACCCATTGATCTTCAAAGTCAGTCGAACGACTCCCGAGTCAGAAGCCACGACGACTCAGGACCAGATTTTCGTCGACTCTTACATCGAGATTCAGGAGCAGAAGTTCGAGTATCCGGATTCTGCGTACGTGGCCATCTCGGTAGATTCTGAACTGTTCGGCGGAAAGATTCCGAAGCGGTCGTATGAGATCGAAGGTCTGAAGATTCAGCATCCTTCCAACTACGATCCCGAGACCAGAGTTTACACCGGCATCTGGGACGGCACGTTCAGTGAAGGCTACTGCAACAACCCTGCTTGGGTCATGTACGACATGCTGACGAACAGTCGCTACGGACTCGGCGACGACATCGACGCCACGCAGGTCGACAAAGCAGCCCTGTATCAGATCGGCATCTACTGCGACGAGCTGGTCGATGACGGCAAAGGCGGGGAAGAGCCCAGGTTCACGTTGAATGCT